TAGAGCAGGTCACGGCCGGTGTCGATGGCGATGTAGTACAGGAAGTTGCTGGCCGGCTTGAAGCGGACGCGGTACCAGCCAGGTTCGATCGGTTGCGGCTTCGGAGGTTCCGCGGAGATCAGCTCAGAGAGCTTGATCAACCTGTTGTCGTTGAGGTTGTACCGGACCAGGGCGACGTTGTCTTCTATGTGCTTGATGACCCCCACCGCTCCATACCGGCCATCCTGCCTGCGCCGAACCTTCTGCTCTTTCTTGTATTCTTCTGCCACTTCACTCCTTCTCGTAGAGACTTCCCCAAGATTGATTGCCGATCTTGGCCTGTGCCGGCATGTCTACCGACCTGATTTTGGTGCTCATGATCCGCTCGATCTCGCGGACCAGACCGGGCGTGCCCTCGGGCACACTGAAAATGATTTCATCGTGGATGGCCAAACGCATGAACTCGACCAGACCGGCGTCATACAACCGCACCATGGCCTGACCGGTGATATCACGGCAACCTGATTGAACGTAGTAGTTGAGTGCCGCGTACAGACGGTTCTGATCCACCGGCAGTTGCCTGCCGGTCCACGTGGTGATGTAGCCGTAGTGGCTCGCCTCGTGCATGAGGGCCTTGGCCTTGGTGGCGATACCCGGATAGGTCTTCTTAATCGCGCTACGGACCTGCTGGGCCTGTTCCAGGGTCATCCCGAACTGATCCATCAGCGCCTGATTGCCGCCACCGTAGAGCGTTGCGAAGTTTCCCCCCTTCCCGTACTTGCGCATCTCGGCACCGAGACCAGGCCATGCCGCTTCCGCGGTCATCAAGTGCAGATCGTCACCGTTGCGGAACGCGCGGATCATGGTGGCATCTGGTGCCATGGCTGCGATGAATCGCAGCTCCTGATTGCTGTAGTCAACCGCTACGATCCGGTGGCCGGTGTCGGCTACAAAGCAGGACCGCACCAGTGAATCCCCGGCAGGCAGTGTCTGGGCCGGTATACCAGTTACAGAGAACCTCGCAGTCCTGGCACGCAACGTAGACGTGGAGGGGTGAACACGGTTGTCCTGATCCATCCCCTTCAAGAACGATTCGATCCAGGTCTTCCGCCACTTGCCGGCCTTCTTCCCCTCAATGATCGCCTGGACCAGCGGATCTTCCGCGTGTGCTTGCAAAAGGATCTTGTCCACCGTATGGTGGCCTTTAGGCGTCAACCGATCAGAGACGATCCCCCTGTTCGCAAGTGCCTCCCACGCCTGTTGTGTGGAGTTGATGTTCTGCAAGCCGAGTGACCTGGCCGCGGACCGGTGCCGCTCCTCTTGAACGACCAACAAGTCCCGAAGATCCGCGGTGTACTTCTCGTCTAGCAGGAAACCTCTGGCATCCATGAGGGATGCCACCTTGGCGAGCTTGTGCTCATAGACCAAGAGGTCTCCATACTGCCGTAGCACTGCCGGTGTCGCAAGGCTCTGCCATAACTGCGCGGTGATGATCGTGTCGTGGCCGGCGTAGCCGAGGTATATGTCATTGTCTATCGGCATCACCTCGAACATTCGGGCCAAAGGTGTAGCCTTCGGAATCTCGCCCGTGGCCTTGAGCCTGAGAAACTCTTCGCGTAGACTGGTGGTCAGCTTCCGTGCGGTCGGCAGGTAGTGCGCAGCGAGGTCTTCCAGACTGTGACCTACACCACCCTCTTCACGGCCCACAGGGTTCACGAGGTGTGATAGGATTTTCGTATCTCGCGTAGCCCACCAGAGCTGTTCGGGGTCCAAACCCAGGTGCCTGACCAGCACCTGTATATCATAGCTGGCATGGTGCATAACGATTCTGATACGGTCACGTATCAGTCTCTTAAAGAGGAACTCCAGTCGCCTGGTATCGAGCTTCTCTGACTGGACCACCCACGCCTCGCGTGGATTGCCGAACTGGACCAGACGGAGCCTATGGGCTCCGCTGTAGATATCAAGTCCTGTGGTCTCGGTGTCAACCGCCACGGTCTTCTGATGGCCAAGCCATCCCAGTAACGCGGGGTAGTCGTCCAGGGACTCAACGATGTGAATGTTTCCGTTGATGGTCCGCATGGACAGACGTTAGGGATCCGCGGGGTTCACCGTCGAACGATTAAATGGCCGGCCCACGAGGGCCGGCCTCAAGCCTGTATAAACCGGTTCCCGGTTCCAGTAGGATAGCACACGGGACCAGCGTTTGTCAAGTTTTCGAGGGCATCGTTACAGAACTGTTACACAAAAAAGGTGCCTTGACAGGGTGTTCATCACATCAGTACTTTGAGGCATGGCACAGAACGATCTCAAGCTCAGCTACGACACCACCCTTCTTGAGCAGGGCAAATACCGTCAATGGTTTTGGCTCAGCCTGTCACAGCAGGCGCTCGGTTGGCTCAAGCGGCCTCAGTGCCCCACATGCAGGCAAACCCTCTCCGATCCCCGCCGATCCTGCGATCATTGCAGCAAGGCGGAAGCCTTGCCACCGTGGGTGAATCGGGAGGGCTCGGCCTGGCGGCTTCAAGCCGCCTGTCGGAATGCTGCGGACCCTGAGATCTTCTTTCCGCCGAACCGCGTACTCTACAACAACCCTGATGCCGAGTGGCGGAAATATTGCTTTGACTGCCCGGTGGTCGCCAACTGTAGCATAGAGGGTGAGAGGTCAAAGGCATTGGGCGTCTGGGGCGGAGCCTTTCGGCAGACCACTTCGCAAGCCAACAGCACCAAAGCAGACGGCACAGGCCGTCGTGGACGACCTCGGAAAGTTCTGGCGATTACGTGATCACCTTTGTTCCCAAGCACACCTCACACAGCGCAATAGACGGCTACACCAGATGCGGTAAGGCCTTCGAGCTTCGCAGGGTCCTGAAGTTCCCGGAGCCGCCGGCTTGGTACCTGATCGCAGGCACCGCGATACACACAGCAACTCAACAGTGGGATGAGGATCCAGGCGGCACCTCTCCGTCGGAGCTGTTCGTTGATGCGTTCCACGCTGAGATCGACAAGGCGCGGGCCGTTTGGCCAGATGACTCGCAGTGGCAGGCTGCCGGCTGGGGCCTCAACGGGCAACGCTACGAACACTGGTTCGCCAAAGGTCAGACGTACCTCGAACAGTGGGCCTCCACGTCGTTTCCGGGCGCGCTTGTCGATATCGAGCTTGACGTCTCTACCGTACTGCCTTCTGGTCTGGAAGTCAAAGCTTTCGTAGACCGACTCTATCAGGTCTCACCCACACAGTGGGTGATCTGGGACCTCAAGAGCGGAGCGAGCCGGCCCGAGTCGGACCAACAGCTTGGCGTGTACGCCGCTCTCACCAGGAATTTCATATCTGCACAGTACCACATGGCGGCTGATCGTCTAGAGGTTTTAGCGGCCAACTACATGCTCAAGGACGACGTTGCCTATTACATGGATGTGGACCACTGGACCTTGGACACGGTTGACACTCTCGGCCGGCAGTGGCTCACCGCTGTGACCTCTGGGGTGTTTCTTCCGGTCCGCGGCAAGAACTGTGGCCGGTGTGGCGTGTCGGAAGCCTGCTACCTGCAATCGGGCGATTCGCCCGTGACACGTGTTTATGACGTTCTTAACCCGAACTACGCCAAAGTTGATTAGTTCTATTAGTCACTAGCAGCCTATATCAAAAGGAGAACGATGGATCCCTGGAACGAGTCTGAAGAGTCCGAGGAGAAGGGGAAGGTGGAGCTGAGCGACCGTGACCGCGTCACGGTCACCATGAAGGGTGGCAGCGGTTTCGACGCTCCCTGGATTGTTCTGCATGCCAAGGACGTGGATGAGGCCAACAAGCTTCTCGATGACACCGAGCAGTACGGCCTTGTCTCCAAGGTGATCGCCAACAGCAGGCGTTTCGCAGACTTCTATGGCCCCTCTAAGGGCTCTGCGAGCCCCGCTAACGCCCCGGCACGGTCGGGTGGGTATGGGCAGTCACAGAGCTACATCCAGCCCCCTGTGGGGGCTCCTACGGCCTCCTGCCCGGTGCACGGAAGCGCCCTTGTTTACAACGCCCCCTTCTCCTCCGGAGGCAAGCAGATCTCAGGCCGTATGGCCTGTCCGGAGCGGGGTTGCCGCGCGATCACCTTCTGGCACAACAAGGACGGGAGCTGGAAGCAGGGGTGAGTAGCAAGCTGGCCCGGATCGTCCGTCGTGGGGTTCAGGCCGGCACACCTCTCCCGGATGTCTGGTCCTCGTTCAAGAACCGCGGAATGCACTTCTACCGGGGAAGCGTCACGTTGGTCTCCAGCACGCCGGCCTCCATGAAGACGATGCTTCTGCTGAATCTCGTGGACGAGATGAAGGTTCCGACCCTCTACTTCAGCAACGACTCCAACGAGATGACAGTGATTTCGCGCCTGCTGGCCAGGCGCACCGGGATTGATTCGCTCATCACGCGCGAGCGCGCTATAGAGGATCCCGAGTGGGCCGGCAGGGTTCTGTCAGACATCGATTGGGTCAGGTGGAGTTTCGTCTCTTCACCCACGTTGGAGGACATACAGGAGGAGGTGGCGGCGTTTGATGAGCTGTGGGGCGAAATGCCCCACCTGATCGTGGTGGATGTGCTGGGCAAGGTGGACTACTCCACAGGCGACTATACCGGCGATGAGGACATTGTTCGCTACCTGGACCGTATCGCCCGCGAATCAGGGGCCTGCGTTGTGGTGGCTTCACATACCTCTGAGAACGTCCCTGGCAACCCCTGCCAACCGCTGTCAGCCCTCTTAAACAAGATTGGTAAGTTCCCTGTGATGGTCTTGACACTCGCACACGTCAGCGGCGTATTGTACGTGGCCCCAGTCAAGAACCGCGACGGTTTCGCCGATGCTAGCGGCCGGTCGTACGTGACGTTCCTGGTGGATCCTGCCCTCGCTCGCTTGGAGGAGGTGGATGGCTAATGCGGCCCGCCGTGTTGGTAGCACGTTTGAGACAGACGTTGTGGCTTTTGCACGCGAACGGGGATATTCCGCCGAACGTTTACCGCGAGTTGGACGACTTGACGAGGGAGATCTCAGCCTTACTGCCGGCGGACACCTGTACGTGTGCGAGCTCAAAGCTCGCAGAGACCGAAACTCGTCTCTCAACCTTGGAAGTTGGCTTGGGGAAGCTCATCGAGAGTCTGCAAATTATGCTACCGCCAGAGCCCTTCCAGAGCATCCCACACCGATACTCATCGTCAAGAACCCCGGCAAGTCGATCGGAAAAGCCTTCGTAGTGCAGTACCTGGAGGACTGGATCAATGAGCATCCCGCCTGAAGCCTCCCCCGACTGGTGCCACTCCTGCCTCAAGCTGGAACCTCTGCCGGATGACTACTACATCGTCTGTGGGGAGTGTGGTCACGTGTACGTGACCACGGAAGAGCTGGTGAAGGCGTTCAGGGACTATTACGAACCACGGGTCGGCCAGATGTTGCCTGCCAGTCCGGAGGAAATTTACGCCTGCCCGCTGTGCGGGCACGACTTCTGAGAAGGCTCAGTGACACACAAGATAACGATCAAGAACCCCCATGACATCACTGTTGTGGACCGCAGGGACACGGTCGAGTACCAGGTTCAAGAGACCAGCAGCGCGCCCACCGAAACCTACAGCGTTGAGAACTGGGACGTGGAGGTGACGTTCACGCGTAAGCAACCTGAGATCAAGGCGTTCGACCTGGTCAAGCACTGCGATTACACACACATTTGGCAGGTTATCGCGATCTATCAGGGCCTCGCCTGGATCATTCCTGTTAATCCGGTTTTCGGCACGACACCCAGCACCCGCCATCTTGATGACCTCCGGCCGGCCTGAGATCCCGATCGGCCCCACGCTAGACGTACTCGGCATAGACACCTCAGGCGGACCGGGCAGCAAGGTTCTGTGCGTCTTCCACGGTGAGCGCCGGCCTTCGGCCGCCTGGTACGAAACCTATTTCATCTGCTTCGCCTGTGGTGTCAAGGGTGACGCACCCAAACTTCTTCACGATTTCGAGGGACTGAGCTGGAGGGATGCTTACCAAAGAGCGAAAGAGCTTGCTGGAGTCGAAGACAGCACAATACCAGGCCAACGTACACCTGGCCCACGAGTATCTGGAAGGCCGCGGGTTCACCGCGGACACGGTCGATTCGGCGAGACTGGGAGTGGTCGATGAACCCCTTGAAGGCGATCCCCACGCAGCAGGTCAGCGTCTCAGCATCCCTTACCTCACTCAATCCGGGGTTGTCAACCTTCGTTTCCGATGCCTCAGGCGGCACGATTGTGCGGAGACATCCTGTTCCAAGTACCTCGGATTCTCTGGCGTACCTACTCGGCTGTATGGTGCTCGATACCTTGTCAGCGCAGGCTCCCGAATTTGTGTCACTGAGGGCGAATTGGATGCTCTCACTCTCCATCAACTTGGCTATCCGGCAGTCGGAGTCCCCGGAGCACAATCCTGGAAGCGCCACTGGCGCCGACTCTTCGACGACTTCAGCCGAATCTATGTCCTCTGCGACGGCGATGACGCCGGCTGGGGATTCCGAACACATATCCTGGCTGAGATCCCTTCGGCACAAGCGGTGATGATGCCAGACGGGCAGGACGTGAACAGCATGTGCCAGAAGGAGGGAAGTGATTACTTTGCACGGCTTTTGCGGTAGACAGTGGTGGCCATTCTTGGATGAACTCACCAGGGTTTCGATGCCGCAGCCTGAGAATTCTGTGCAGTGGTGGGAGGAAGCCGCCAGGCGGGCCGTCAGATTCTTCCCGGACAAGGCAGAATTCATGGAGTGGGTCAACTCCTCGTACTCCTCTGAGGAAAATCGTTTTACAGCAAGTGTCTGCTGGGATATCGTCAAACTACAGGAGGGCGCCAACCATGACTGATAAGAACCGACAGACCAATGTTCACCTGGTGGGCCGTCTCGACAAGGGTGTCCTGGAAGCTCTCGTTAAGGAACTGGACTGCAACACGTACCCCTCTGAAGATAGTAAATCCCGCCTCAACTGGCTCGTCAACCACGCCAACCTGGTGATCATCCTACCGGATTGGAAGAGTCGAGACCAGTGGTTGACGGAACTCGCTGTGACTCTGGAGTTGGGTAAAGAGATGAAGTTCCTCCACGAGGTGCTTGATGTGGATCCGCCGACTGAGACGTTCGCATCAACCCTGGTGGATCACCTCGCCGGCCTGGGGGTGTCCGTGACGTTCCTGGATGTGGGTGTCTTCGATGGCGCGTAAACCGCGGTTCTGGTTCGAGGCGGCCGATCCGTTGGACGGCAAGTGGTCTTTGACCCTGCATGTGGAGGCCGGCGGGAAGCGAACCTCTTGGACCATTAAACACCGCACGACTAACGCTGAACTCAGCCAGATTTTCTATGATCTCGGAGACCTGTTGGAACCCTATATGGCAGATGGTCAGCCAGCACCTCTGGTAGCCCCGGAGAAGCCACAGCAGAGCCCTGATGTGGTGGAGGACACGCAGATGTCTGAGGAGGGCTCAGCGGAGCTGAGAGCGGCTAAGGCCGCGATGGTGGAGAAGACCGGGAAGGCCTGGTTCAGCAACATGAACGAAGCAGAAGAGGAGTTGCCGCTCTATGAGATCGGACACGGAGGAGAGTGATTTGAAATCAAGGTATTGACTTTAGACCTGGAGCTGACTCCGAAACGAAAGCTCGGCACGGTTCCCCATTTATGTGCAAACTGTAAGAAAACATATTTTCCACGGGCAGACTACAAAGGTAAGTCTACTTACTGTAGCAAGCGCTGTCAGATGGCTGTGGGTCTTAGGTACGCAGGAGATCACGCACCAGTCGGCTACTCCGCTGCGCATAGGCGTGTTGTTAAGATATTTGGCAAAGCTTCTGCATACCCCTGCGTAGCAGGTTGCTGCCGTCCGGCAGCGCAATGGGCACAAACCGGTGAACCCCTCAACTCCGACGCTTACTGGCCAATGTGCGTTTCTTGCCACAAGAAGATGGATTTGGCCTTTATTCGGAGAGCCACATGAAAGTACTTACTCTCGATCTTGAATTAACCCCCTGTACGGCGCACGTCTGGCAGCTTTGGGGGAATCAGAACGTTGCTTTGAGCCAGCTGGTGGAGTCGCAAGAGCTGCTGTGCGCGGCCTGGAAGTGGCGTGACGACTCACGGATACAGTTCCAGCGGGGCAAGAGGTTCGGCGGTGAGGCGCAGGCTTGGCTTCATGAGGCCGTTAACATGGCGGATGCGGTGGTGACCTGGAACGGCGACAAGTTCGACATACCCCACCTGAACCGCGAATTCCTGGAACACGGCTATAGCCGGCCGAAGCCTTTTGTGTCCATAGACCTGCTGAAGACCAGCCGCAAGGCTTTCCGCTTCCCCTCCAACAAGCTCGACTACGTCGCCAACAGAATTCTGGGTGTCGGCAAGATGGCCCATCAGGGCCATCAACTGTGGGTTGACTGCATGGCCGGCGATGAGGCCGCGTGGAAGGTGATGGAGGAGTACAACCGTAAAGATGTTTATATAACCGAACAGCTCTACGATCGACTGCTTCCATGGATCACGAAGTACCCGAACCTGCGTCTTTACGATCAGCATGAGGGCTGCCCGCGGTGCGGCTCCAACAACCTCCACAAGCGCGGTTTCAAGGCTACAGCCGTCAGCAAGTTCCAGCAATACCAGTGCCAGGACTGCAAGTCCTGGTCTTACGATACGAAGCGTATAGATGCAAGCACCATGTGTTGAGGAGTCCGAGCCGTGGGGCGAGGACGATATATCTAAACTAGTTTATAGTGCGGCCCGGCAGGTTCGGGGACGATTCAGCAATTACGCCGAGTTTGAAGACCTGTTGCAAGAGGCCTGGTTGGCAGTCTACACCACATCGAAGATGGCCGACTGGCAGGCACAGGGTGACCAGGGAAAGCAGCGGCTCCGCCGGCACCTGGTGAAAGCCTGCTCCCTGTACGCGCAGAAGAACAAGGCGGCCAAACTCGGCTACCGCTACGCAGATCTTTTCTTCTACTCCCCCGGTCTGCTCCGCCACATGATCTCACAGGTTCTGGAGACGATCGGCACCGACGAGCGCTTTGACTATCTGGACCGGGCACTCTTCGTGGATGTGGAAAACGCCCTCATGACGTTGAGCGACAGCGACTATCAGATCATCTGGTGGGCGTTCAAGGGTGATCTGGATGAGGAGGAGGGCAATGCCCTCGTGGGTGAGCGTCTCGGGATTAGTGCTGATGCAGCTCGTAAGCGGGTCAATCGAGTTCTTCGCCGGCTTCAGGACCATCTTGGCGGGGAGAATCCGGTTCCGCGGCGGAAGTCGAAGACGAACGCTCAGGCTTTGGCGGAGCTCCGAACGGCATGGGAGGGCTAAGGATGATTTGTAAAAGCTGTGCTGAGATGGCAGACAACCAGTTTAGCGGCTCTACGCATTTTCTTGAAAAGCCACACACGGACGACTTCGTTGGTTCCCTTATCTGGATTGTGCGCGAGGAAGCAGGCGGAGCCTGCAAGGGTGGAACTCACTGCGACTGCCAGCACAAGGAACCGGGAACAGCCATCGACAAGGTGCCGGCTCTGAGCGACCTCGCCAAGAGAATCAATGAAGGGTTGCCGATCGCATGATTGAAATCAGTCAGAAGCTCATTGACGCGAAGAATCAGATTGTTCAACTGTTCCTGGACCTCAAGGCCGCGGGTATCGAAGTGGAGATTGAGCACAACTACGGCGGTTACGGAAGTCTTGACTTGCGTGAAGTTGGCAAGCCTGGTCAGTGGGTCGAACTCACCAATGAAAATTGGCACCCGGAATGGTCGAAGTAACGAACAACTGCCCGAACTGCGGACTCCCTAAGGACTGTTGCTGCGAGTGTCCCGATGAAGACTAGCCCCGACGATCCCGCATACGCTCTCCTGCTGGACGACTTCACCACCGAACCGGTCATCCAGCGGGCCGGCTGCTACATCTGTGACGATCCCGAATACGCCCTCATGGGGCTGCCACTGTGCTACCCCTGCCCCGCCTGCGGCGGGCACATCGCGGCCGATGACTGTGTCTGTGACGACTGTGGACGTGACTGTGAAGCCTAGACTCCTGGATTTGTTCTGCTGTCAGGGCGGGGCTTCCATGGGCTACCACAGGGCCGGCTTCGAAGTGACCGGAGTCGATATCAACCCCCAACCCCGCTACCCGTTCAAGTTCTTCCAATACGACGCGATCAAGTTCCTTGAGGAATCCGGCCACAGATACGACGTCATCCACGCTTCACCACCCTGCCAGCACGATTGCTCACTGACACAGGGAACGAATGCCGGCAAGTTCACCTACCCGGATCTGCTGATACCGACACTGGAGGCTCTGCGAGCCTCAGGCAAGCCTTTCGTGGTCGAACAGCCACCGGGCAAGGCATCCAAGAGGATGCGTGTCGATCTGACCCTGTGTGGGGAGATGTTCGGGCTCGGCGTGATCAGACACCGCAACTTCCACATAGCCGGCACGACAGTGGTCGTGCCCAAGCACATCAAGCACCGCGGTCCCGTGAGGGGTTGGCGACACGGCCGGTACACCTATGGTCCTTACGTTGCTGTCTACGGCAAGGGCGGTGGCAAGGCCACCGCCCAGGAGGCTCGCGAGGCCATGGGTATCGACTGGATCGAAGATCTCGAAGACCTTACCGAGGCGATCCCTCCGGCCTATACGGAGTACCTTGGCAGGCAGCTGATCAGCCGTCTAGGCTTGGCCGCATGAGAATCTTGGTAACCGGCTCACGCCTGTGGACCGACGAAGACATGATCAGGAACCTGCTGGCTGCCATCGACCGGCAAGAGGTCCCCGAGGTCTTAGACGCGCTAGGACTGCCGAAGGAGCCGGCTCACACGTTGGTCCACGGAGGTGCCCGCGGAGCGGACACCATAGCCGCCTCTACCGCGAAAGAACTGGGCTGGACCGTGGAAGCTCATTGGCCGGCCTGGCGGGCGCATCCGAAGGACGCGGCCCTTTTGAACAATCAGAAGATGGTGGGGCTTGGAGCCGACATGTGCATGGGGTTCCTCAAGGCGCGCTATAGGAGCTCTTTGGCTGAACACTGCATGCGTGCGGCAAGGATGGCAGGTATAACGGTTGCGAAGTTCTATGATTGAAGGATACGACAATGGCCCCCGGCAGAAGCCGGGGGCCTCTTTGCTTTTCAGCGCGGCAACGTCTCCATGAACTCTTCCAGGCTCAAACCGCTCTTGCCAGGCCAGTAGGCCACTGTGTTACCGCCAGGCAGAAGCACGACACGGAAACCCGCATCCAACAATAGATCCCGCCGCATGGGCTCAGGAGACTCCTCCCACCACTGCCCACACGCTTTGCCGGAAGGCACCTCCTCCCACCGATCCGGCTCCGCGGGCAACGCGGCCAGTTTCTCTTTTCTTACGGTGAGCGCACGCAGACGTTCAATGTACTTTTGCTGATCGCGGATCAGGCCGGCATCCGACTCTGCCTGAAGATTTTTCAAGCCGCACTCCACAGCCTCAAGCTCTGCCATGTGGTCGCTGCCCGCGATGAACTTTTTTACAGGGCGGTCCAGGGGGCCGATGTTCTCCAGGAAGGCTTCATTGATGCGGGCGGTCAGGGGTGCTTCATTGAGCCGCACACCGCGGCAAGGCAGGATTCCCTTATTGCGTTTACCGTAGCAAAGGTAGTGGCCGAACAGCCTGTACCCTTTGTGGATCCGCTCGGGTTGCCGATAGGCAGGACCGCCACAGATACCACAAAAGATGATGCCGGTCAGGGGCGCGGTGTTCTTGGTGCGTGTCGGTTCCCCGCTTCGCTTAGCCAGGGCCAATTGGAGGACACGGAACTCTGATGGGGTAAGTATGCCGTCCGCAAGGATCACGGGGTCGCCCTCGGCTGTCAGGACCGGCTTGCCCTTGAATGCCTTGTGTCCCATCAATGTCACAGACCGCAGCATCCGGCCCAACGAGGTAACCCCCCAACTGGGTGTCCCGTTCTTGTACGTGTATCCCGAGCGCGGCGAAGGCGTGCCGGCCTTGTTGAGCTGGACTACCACTGATTGCAGGGACGCGCCGTCAAGGATGATGAGATCAACGATCTCCCAGAGGATCCGAGCCTCTTCGGGAACAATCTCCAGGGTCTTGCCGTTCGCCACACCATCCACAATGCGAGGGATAATGCGGTAACCGTACGGGGCGGCCCCACCAGGCCAGCGAGGTTGCGTGGCAAGGTAGTTGTGCGAGGACTGAACGCGTTCCTTGGTGTTTTGTGCCTCCATCTGCGCAACAAAGGCCAGAAGCATGACGATCAGCTCGCCGATGATGTTGGTCATGTCCAGCTCGAAGGCACTACCGCCCGGACCCTCAGCGAAGATCAGTTTCTTGTTGTGCTTCTTCGCCCAGCCGGCCAGCACCTGTAGGTCATGCATGGAACGGACGATGCGGTCAAGCCGCCAAATCACCATCACGTCGAAAGAGTTGATCTTAACAGGGTCCGTGAGCCACGGACCCAGCCCCCTCCGGTCAAACGGGCTGATCTTGGAGGCGCTGACACCATCGTCAACGGCGTGCCCTACTGGCACCATTCCGCGGTCTGCGATAACTCGATCTTCGGCAAGCTCCTGCCGTGCAAGAGAAGTGGAGTCGTCCGTGTGGTTGGAGATGCGGCTAACCTTGAGAGCTCGAAGCACTGGCATAACATACCACCTAAGTCTGTTTCATGTGGCGTACGATACGTTCCACTCTTAGCAGGAACCTAGCACGAAAAAAGCCCTGGCCGCAAGGCCAGGGCTACCGCTTGAACAGCCTCCTCCAGAGCCACACCGTTGCCGCGGCAACGGCCAGGAAGAACAGCCAGTCGAGAAACGCCGTGCCGGCGTCGGCCAGTAGGGTCACTCTGCCCACCAGCGAATGAGGAAGGCCACGGCAACAGCCGTGGCCAGGTAGATCCCCAGTATCACGAGACGTGCCGCCAGTCCCAGCGGAGCACCGCGGAGCAGATGAGCCCCGGAATCATCCCGCCGGCCAGGCCGGCGAACACCACCAGCAGGGCGGTCACTTGACCCCCCGAACCTTGCGCACGATCTTGCGTCCTCCGAAGAACACCCCCGCCAAGATGGCGGCGTTGAAGCCCCAGAAGAACACCAGGTCGATCATGGATGCTGCCGTGCTGTTCATGTGCTTGCCCTCCCTGTCGAAGTCAACGAACTCGATCTTATGCAGGTCTTCGAGCATGGCTCACCTTTCCCACATCTTGCAGGCCTGTTCGAAAGCGTACCGCAGAACCTTGATGTTGTTCAGTACTTCCGTGCGATTGGCCCCGATGACACCCTCAGGCACGAAGGCGACAGGCGTGACGTTCCGACCGCTCTTGCTGAGCAGACGCCAGGGGACGTTGTTCTGGACACTGCCGGCCATGAGCATCCACTGTTCGGCTCGGCTTTTAAGGCCGAGCCGCTGCGACACCACGATCAGCCTGCTCAGTTCAGCCTCGATGTCTGCCCGCGTAACCCGATTCATTCAACACCTCCACTTCCTCGACATGAAACCAGTACTGCACTGTGATGATCTCTATGACCTCCAGCCAAGCGCAGTCGCTACAGTACTCGGCCACCACCTCCAACCATTCTTCTATCGGGCACTGCTGTGTGCAGTGGAAGGGTTCTTGCATGATGACGCCAGGCTCACCCGACCTGATGAACGTGACTGTGGCCTGGTATGGCGTGTGGATGAGCATTACCCCTCCGATCGGTGTTCTGGCTGACACAAAACAAGAGCTCCCCCGCTTTGGGCGGGGGAGCGTCCAGCATTGAACCAGTCAGACATTCGGTGGGATGTTCAGTATGGTGCGCACGGCGGTCTCGTTGTCCTCACCGGAATGAGCCATGCGGAAAAGGTTGCTTTCGAAGCCTTCCCATATGCCGGGCATGGTCTTGCGGTCTGCGCCGTACCGGAGGAAGAACAGAGCTTCCGCGAAGCGGATTGCGCCGGCCTGGTTTTGCGCCCCCAACTCGTCCACGTAACGCCTGTAGAGCCACTTGTCGGTTTGTTGCACACGGCGGGAATCAGCTTCCACAATCAGCCTTTTCTGTGCGGTTGAGTAACCACCAAACCCCAGCCCCCGCCTTCGCGGGGGCCAGAGCAAGGAAGCCACTCAGCCCAGCGAGTCTCTTATCCGAGCCAACTTCTCCTCCAGAACGATCACCTGGGCCTCTGCGGCCTCTGCGCGTTCGCGCAGATCCATCGGGGAACCGCCGTTGCCCTCCAGCCACGAGATGTACTCCAGAAGCTCCCCCACGGTCATGTTCTTGACCGACTCACTCACGGTGGGTTGCGCTGGCTTGGGCTCTTCCGTGGCGGCCGGCTCGGCCGGCTCTGCTGACTGCGTTGCTGCCTGATGACGCCTCACGTGACCGAACATGCTGCCGGTGTTGTTTGACGTGTACTCGCAGTTCTTGCAGCCGTAGATCTTGTCGCCGTTTTCCAGGACCAGCCGGTCATACGTTGGATTCGCAACCGCAATACCACCCTTCTCGCGGCGCATGACCGGTTCCACGGCTATGACCTTGTACTTGCCTACCTTTTCCGCGGTCACTCCCTCACCCTTCCTCACTGAACAACCGTTCTGATTGCCCACAAAGCTACTCGGCCGTAGCCGAGTAGCAGAGAAGACCGTCAGTTCGCCTGCTGTGTCGCTCGATGCCTGTTCAGAACCGATGTCAGGGCTCTTGCAGCGCCGGATGCCTGCACACAGTAGACCTGTTCGATCCCTGCGACCTTGGCAAGTTCCGCCAAAACCTCCGGATCATCTTGTGTGGTTCCCACCTTGTACGGGCCGAGGACTTCTGTCAGTGGGTCTGCGATCACCACAAAATAGGTCTTTACCATCCTTACCTCCCATCCTGGCCAATCACGCTAATTGCCCACTAGCCCACTCCCGGGCATCGCCCGGGAGCAGACTCGAAACCCGTCAGCTACACGTGATGCACTGCGGCGTGCCGTAGGCCCACAACTCCGAGACCGGATACCACCACCCGCCGTATGCGTTGGTCACGTACATCTGCCCGTCCATGCGGGTTTCCACGGTGAGCCTCTGTGGCTTGTGATAGCCGAGACCGTTGGTGAAGTCCGCATGGAAGTCATGCCCCAGGTGCTCGGAGACTTGCTTGATGTACTCTTCCGTGCTGTGCGATGGGGCATACACGTACTTCATGCTCTCTCCCCTATCTCTACCGGTCTGAATGACCGCCAACAGTCACGGACGGCGCTTGCGCGCCGGCCGCAACCGAAGGAATACATTCAGTCCTCATGCATAACTGCGATGGTGTCGTACGTGATCACGGGCTCAGTGGTGTTGCCGTATGAAAGGTCGTAACCTCCGCCGGCATGGATGCCCATGCTGATGAACGGCTTGAACGCGAATTCATACCCCTGCCAGTCCTGCCAGACCGCCGGATAGTCCTGCGCACCGTTGGAGCGCCAGTAGGCGCGGGAAACCCGCTTGCCGTTGAGCAGACCGCGGTAGTTCCGGTTCCACGCTTCCGACACACTGATGTACTCGACCGTAGTCACTTCTCTCCCCTTGCTTCCTTGCCTGCCCTACCGACAGACATCACCGGACACACAGCGTGTGTCCGATAACGCGCACCGGTCGATCAGTTGTGCTGCTGGCTACCCACGACCATGACGCGACTTTCCTTGCACTGATCAGGGCACCGGGTCTTTCCCGCGTTCACCACACACATGGACCAACGGCACCAAGTACCCCGGTCAGTGTTGTGGTAGTTGACCTGATAGACGGTTTCCGTGGTGTCCTCTTCCTCTTGCTCTTCGAGCATGAGTGCCTGGTTTGCGGCTTCCTCGGCGTAGTCACGCTGATCGTTAATGTCCATGGCTCTCCCCTATTCTTCCCTGCCGATCAGCAGAGAGAGCAGCCTACACATGGTGCAGACCACCCGAACTGTTGATCAGTTTTCTTCCTCGGCAATAACCTGGTAAATGCCCGCGTACCTGATCATGTCCCACTGGTCGCGCTCTCGCGCGTCCAGGTCCGCGTACTTGGCGTAGAGCCGCTGGCAGACCTGGAATGCTGCTGTGGTCGCGCTAGGTGCTTCACGGGTCGTCACCAGGGGCAGGATGTCTTCATCCTGACAGAAAACAACCACTTTGAACTTCGGCATCGCTCTCCCCTTTCACCATTCCACTCGCTCTGAGCAGAACATCAGGACCTACGCGCCTTACGGCGCGCTGATCCCGAAACCTGTTCACGGGCCGAAGATCTGCTGTTCCCCACGCTTGACGCTCACCACGTCCAGGAAGCCATGCACCATTTGGTCAGCCGTGAGGTCACGGCTGTAGCGTCCCGGACCGTAGCTCACGGTCACCCTGCTGGATTCGTACGAGCCGAACTGTCCATCCGACCGGTGAATCTCCCGAGTGACAGCCATGGTGTAGGTCTTGCTGCCATCGATGAATTCCACCATGTCTCCACGCTTCAGCGTGGAGAGCAGATTGACGGCCACCGCATACTCGCGCTTCATGCTCTCCCCTTACCTCTAGTGTGCGTCTGGCACACTCCACCACCAACCACTGTCAAAGCTGATTGATGATGGGCAGTGTCAGCCACGTAGGTAGTCCCACACTTCCTCGCCGTATCCGAACGACCCGGAACAGTCCTGGCAGATAGCACCGTCAGGCATGTCCACCACGTCCGTGGGAACCTCACACCACTTGCACACACCGCCGGCGATCTTGAGGCTGAGAGGCTTGTAGGCCTCCTGGATGATTTCCAGCGTCTCGTCACCGCGCATGATGTAGAGCTCGCCCGTGGTGGACAGGCCCGTATTGTGCTCTGCGAAGTGCTGTGCGTGCTCCCACTGGTGGAACGTTCCGAAGGTCAGTCCGGTCGGTCCCTGCACCGTGTAGTCAGTGGTGAGGCCAGTGGTGAAGATGTCGTTACGCATGATCTCTCCTCCCTTAACGCTGGACTGGACGTCCAGCGCTCTCCACAGTGCCCGGATGACCGGGCACCATAGACATCAGGAGTTGTGCTTGCCGTAGTAGTTCTCGCCCTTGTCAACCATGTCCACGCTGTATGCACAGAGCACGTTCTCAGAGTCGTAGGCGTCGAAGTTGCCGTTCTCGTCGGGCATGGTTGCAACCACACACCCTGTTTCGATCAACTGACCGTCCGGTGAGGTAGTGCTGAAAACAGTGCCCGGAATCAGCCACTCATACATTGTTCTCTCCCTTCGGACACACGGCTTATGCCGTGTGCTCTGAGACGCATCACGTGTTGCATGGCCGGCCACTACACAGCCGCTCAGAACGAGCAAGACGCACAACACGTGATGGACTCACATTAGGAGAGTTGGTCACGCTCAAGGCGTGACCTCTAGGAGAGTCGTTATCGTCACTGTTCAGTTCTCAAGTAGCAGAGCCCTTAACCGACTGACCTACCAACCGTTGTGCTCTTCAGCTGGTGTCTTCCCGATCGGCTTGCAGTGCTCAATCTAGACCTGTCTCAGGGCTCTGTCTATAGCCATTTTCCAGCATCTTTGCCGACAACACCTTGATGATAGGCCGATTCTAGCCTCTTACTAAGCCTCTTAATCGGCACGCACAGGCGTGCCCTCGGGCCGGCCGATCATGAACTACTACGGTCACCAAACTATTCATAACATGAACTATTCTCATGTCTGCGATCATGGTGTTTGTTACTGCAAACGCGCCTGAACGGCGCGCCGAGTGTCTTTAAGGATCATGAACGAGCCCAGACCAGGCCGGCCCGCGCGCGCACGCGCGAGAACGCCCCCAAACCAAGATCGTTGATCTTGGTAATCCGCATAACTTACATTATGCGGAGTCGTCGGCCCAGGTCAGCGAGCCGCCGGCCATGATCGTTGATCATGGCCCTCCACAGTGTCAGCGAGTTGACATCAAGACGTTGAGATGCCCTGACCTGCACCTTTGCAAGATCATTTGTCTCAGCATTCGGACGATCTTGCCGGCCCACAAGATCAACAACCGGCCGATGTTAAAGCCGTGCGGTGTGGTGTGGTGCTGCAAACCTCAAAAATTTTCCTAGGATTCCCGCCCAGCCCCATGTCCGATCCGACCGATATGGGCGTTACCTGAAAGGTAACGGTTAGGTCACTAGATAAGTATGCGTTAGTTGGACATAGGGGGACAGACCGACTCTAGTTTGATAACGATTTGGTAACGATTCGATTTACCCGCGTCCGAGACGCGATTTTGGACGCCCTATATATAATGGGGGTATCCACAGTTGTGTCTTAGAGCAACCGGAGCGCTAGCGGAGGTTGCGGGAGGGCGCTCCGGTTGCAAAGGGCGGGCCACAAAGCCCGCCCTGATCTGATAGGTAGGCCGGCCCTTGAAGGCCGGCCTTAGACCGGTTGATAGAAGGCGGCCCTTAAAGGCCGCCCATTCCTGGTTCCAGTGAGCCCGGGGCTTCAAGGCCCCGGGCAGAGTATAGAGGCCGCCGGTACTGACATGAGGCGGCCGATCGCGAGCCGCTCCCCGCCGCGGCTCGCTCTATAGGGGCGATCCCCTAAATTGCCCTGCCCACGCCCTTCGGCGTGCCCTGAAGAAATCACGTTCACTGTGCCCAAACAATTCTCCACCGAGGACGCCAAGAAAATCGTCTTGGACAAGCTGCGTGCCGGGTGGAGTATTCAGCGTGCCTGTGAGTATGTGGGCGTCACCGTCAAGACCTACGAATACTGGTTGTACCGTGCCGCGGATCCTAAGCAACGTCAGTGGTTCCGTGATGAGGTCGACCGTATCCGCCGCAAGCAAACCATGGCCGGCCCGGCTGATGTGCCGGACTTCGAGACCTTCTCGAACGTCTATCTGGGCAACCGTCTGTTTGAGCACCACTTGCAGTGGCTCGATCTTCTGGAGGGCAATGAGCCCCGATCGCTCCACCCCGCGCAGACCTACATCGCCGGCCACAAAAATCTTCTGCTGATCAACACGCCCCCGCACCATGCCAAGTCTGAGATGTTCTGTCAGAACTATGTGACCTGGCGTATCGTACAGGATCCGAACATCCGTGTGCTTCTGGTGTCTGCGTCGGCTGACCGCGCTAAGAAGAACCTGGACGGCATCAAGAACCGCCTGGACAAGGATGTGATGGTTTACCGTGATCTGAAAGATCACTTTGCGCCGGCTGAGGGCTACAACTCCAAGGATGCCAAGTGGACCTCAGACATGATTCTGATCAATCCGGCGATCCGTCCGCGCAACACTTCCGGTCACCCCACGGTGCAGGCTCTCGGTATCCGCAAGAAAATCTATGGTGCACGTGCTGACCTGATCATCCTGGACGACTGTGCCGACCTCGACAACGCCCATGAGTATCAGAAGCAGATCGAGTGGATCCAGGCAATCATCAACTCCCGTCTGGAGCCGGGCACCGGCAAACTGATCATCGTTGGGACGCGCCTTGCGGCGCAGGACCTCTATTCGGAGTTGCGCAAGCCCGAGTGGTATGTGTCCGGCGAGTCCCCGTGGACGTATCTGTCGCAGCCCGCCGTGTTGGAGATGACGGATAATCCGGAGACGTGGAAGACCCTCTGGCCAAAGACGAACGTGGCTCCAGCCGGCCTTGAGGTTCACGAGCCTGACGCACAGGGTTTGTACCCGATGTGGACCGGTCCCGCCTTGGCGGAGAAGCGCAACAACATGTCCGCGGAGATGTGGTCCCGTGTGTACATGCAGGCGCAGATCTCGCAGTCAACCACGTTCACGCAACAGGAGATCGATGGCTGCACCAACGGAAGACGATTCCCTGGCGTCATTCAAGCCGGCGTTCCCGGACACAGACCAGAAGGTATGGCAGGTCTTTACGTTGTCGCAGGACTGGATCCGGCCGCTACCAACTATACGGCAATGGTCGTCGTGGGCGCAGATCTTTCCACAGGCAGACGTTACCTCTTGGATGTCTGGAACCAGCACGGAGCTTTACCGGCGCAAACCGCTGCCGTGATGAAGGAGTGGACCAGGCGTTACGGTATCTCTGAGTGGCGCATTGAGTCCAACGCCTATCAGGCGTCCATTCTCCAAGATGAGGATCTGCGTTCATGGATGGCGTCACGGTCGGTTCGGATGAGCGCGCACACCACCGGCAAGAACAAGTGGGACAACCAGTGGGGCGTGGCGACGATGGCCAACCTCTTCAAGGGCTGGGAGCAGGGATACAACGCCTTGGAGCTGCCTTCCCGCCGGGGCCATCCTGGAATCCAATCCCTTGTGGAACAGCTGGTTGCCTGGTACCCCACGCCCAGCATGAACCGGGCACCTGTCCAAGATACAGTGATGGCGCTGTGGTTTACGGAGATTCGTTGCCGTGAGCTGCTCGACCAGCAGGATGGTTCTTCCCATTGGGATCAGGGTTGGTTGAGTCCTCGCGAACGCGAGGAACAGGTGACGCTCAATATCGACTGGTACAGCATGTCGCAGGGCAGGTGGGAGGAACCTCCCGAATTGGAGGCCCCCGTGATTTCTAACCCCGCGAGGTGGTGGGAGTAGTGGAGATCTTTCAGATCGCCCGCAAGGTTCAGGATATGCGTATCCGCTCCTACCCGCGTGATCAGCGTATGGGCCAGGTTCGTGCTATACGTGCCTCCGAGATTGACCGCGTGGCCCCTGGCCTGTTGGCCGATGACTTTCCCAAGCCGATCGTATCGAACGTCATCAACGTTGCCGCACAGTATTCGGCTGAGCAAATCGGCGTGATGCCCACGGTTTCGTGCACGGCCGGCGTGATGGTCTCTGACCGCCAGAAGAAGTATGCGCAGCGCAGGACCCTCATAGCCCACAACTACCTGGAGAATTCGCGTATCAAGGTCTCCATGGTGGAGGCTGCCGACTGGCTCAACACGTACTCGTTTCTGCCGGTGATCTTGGAGCCACATTTCGGTGACGCCTACTGCGAGCCCGGTCCCCGCCTGCGTTTCGAAAATCCTCTAGGCTGCTATTTCGACCTGGACATCTACGGCCGCACCCGCTGTTTCGCCAAGGTCTATGATTCCGATGTTCAGTCGCTGTGCGCCAAGTTCCCCCATGTGGCGAGCGCGCTTCGCGCGGGCATGTCTGTGGAGTCGAGCGCACAGGTTGAGATGGTGGTGTACTACGATGATGACGAGATCGTCACCTATGTTCCGTCCCGTGACAACCTTGTTCTGAACCGTGTAGCCAACAAGTTCGGGCGCTGCCCGGTCTACATTGCCGAAGCACCCAAGTTCGACAGCGAGTCCCGCGGTGCCTTCGATGATGTCGTGTGGATCCAGGTGGCTCGCGCGGTCTTCGCCCAGATGGGCATGGCTGCCGCTAAGAAGTCTGTGAACGCTCCCCTGGTGGTTCCGCCTGATGTGGTGAACATCCCGTTCGGTCGTGATCGCGTCATCCGCACCAACATGGGTGAGAAGATCCACTACGCCGCCATGGAGATGTCGCCGGCCGCCTGGCAGATCGGTGAGATTCTCGACCGCGACATGACCGTGGGTGCCAGGTTCCCTGAGGGTGCCACCGGAAAGTCTCCAGGCTCGATCGTCACCGGCCGCGGCATGGAAGAGTTGATGGGCACCATCGACTCTAAGGTGAGAACCTACCAGCTGATTATCGGTGACATGATGCGCCGCGCGATCAGCGCGGCCTTCGAGATGGATGAGAAGTTCTGGCGCAACACCCGCCGATACATCCGCATCATGGTGAACGGGCAGCAGTATGAGGAATCCTACGTTCCCGCCAGAGACATTGCCGGTGTCTACCAGGTTGATGTCACATACGGCATGGCTGCTGGCATGGATCCCAATCGCGCTTTGGTGTTTCTGCTTCAAGCACGAGGTGACAAGCTTATCTCCCGTGACTACGCACTGCGACAACTGCCGTTCGATCTTAACGTCGATCAAGTTATGGAGCAGATAGACACTGAGGAGATGACCGACGCCCTCAAGCAGATGCTGGCTCAGACCGCTATGGCGGTGCCGGCTCTTGCCGCACAGGGCCAGGATCCCACGGACACCCTCACCAAGCTGGCAACGGTGATGA